CAGTCAAGGCATTCAGGGTTCTACCGGCCCACAAGGAGCACAAGGAGTTCAGGGTGCCACAGGCGTTCAAGGACAAACTGGTGCCACGGGAGTGACAGGAGCCACAGGTGCTACTGGAGTTGTAGGAGCCACCGGAGTCACGGGTGCTACGGGCGTAACAGGAGCCACAGGAGCAACTGGACCACAAGGAATACAAGGTATCACCGGAGCCACAGGTATTACGGGCAGCACCGGCCCAACAGGTATAACGGGGGCCACAGGCGTCACAGGAGCCACAGGTAGCACAGGACCTACAGGTGCCACTGGCCCTCAAGGCGTAAGTTTAACATTAAAAGGCAGTGTAGCCAATGTCATCAATCTACCAACAGACGGAAATGCTGTCAATGATGCTTACATTGTGGATTCAGACGGTGATCTTTGGGTTTGGAACGGTTCTGGATGGTATGATGCCGGACAGATCGTGGGGCCCACAGGGCTTACAGGACCTACAGGAGCAACGGGCGTCACAGGAGCCACCGGCCCTACCGGTATTACGGGCGCTACCGGCGTCACAGGAGCCACTGGAGCCACCGGAGTTGTCGGAGCAACTGGCAGCACAGGACCACAAGGCATTCAAGGTGCTACAGGAGCAACCGGAGTTGTCGGAGCCACAGGACCTCAAGGTGCTACAGGCACGACAGGTGCCACTGGAGTCACGGGTGCTACCGGGGCAAGTGGAGCACAAGGACCACAAGGGGCCCAAGGCGATGCTGGAGCCACCGGAGCCACAGGACTGACAGGAGCCACAGGAGCAACTGGAGTCACGGGTGCCACTGGCCCACAAGGTTCTACAGGACCCACAGGCATTGGAGCAACAGGAGCCACAGGTGCTACTGGAGCAGGCGGAGCATTGGGATATTGGGGTAGTTTTTGGGATACCACAGATCAGGTTGCCAGCACGGCCAACACAGCCTACGCCATAACATTTAACCACACAGATCCATCCAGCAGTGGCGTCAGCATCGATGGCACATATCCCAGCAGAGTAAAGTTTGCCAATGCTGGCGTTTATAGTTTGACATTCAGCATTCAGTTCGTCAATAGCGATGAACAGATACACGATGTCAATGTATGGCTACGCAAGAATGATTCGGGAAGCACCGGTGATGTAGCCAGCAGTGATAGTCGTTTAAGCGTTCAACAAAAGCACGGTAACATTGATGGCTATGGTTTGATGACCATCAACTTTGTGCTTGAGCTGGCCGCCAACGATTATATCGAACTGATTTGGGCTACAACTAATACAGCATTGAGCATTCAAAGCGTGCCAGCAGGCACTGGACCTACAAGTCCGGATATTCCTGGCATAATCCTTACTGCCACCCAGGTAATGTATACACAGGTTGGGCCAACAGGTCCCACAGGTGCCACAGGACCCAGTGGTATTCCCGGCCCAACAGATCACGGCGCTCTAACAGGCTTGGCCGATGATGATCACACACAATATTTGGCCACAGACATAGCACGAACCAGCGTGAATGTGGCAGTGACCTTTGCTAATGTAGTCAATGTCAGTGCTAATATTGTTCCTACCTCTGCTAATGTAAGTTATTTGGGAACACCATCTCTACCATTCCATAGTGCCTACTTTGGACCAAGTAGTGTTCATATTGGTAATATTAAACTAAGTGAAGGTTTAGCAGGACTAAAAAGCACCGGAGGCAATGGCTACGACTTGAGCGGTAGCATATTGCCTTGGAGCAATCTGATAATGAAGCCAAACATTATCAGCAATGTCTATATTTCCGGCACAGATTTAATCACCAGCAACAGCACAGGCACTACCACAAACTTGGGTAGCGTTCAAGGCCCCAGCGGTGTTCCTGGCGCAGACGGAGCAACAGGGCCCGAAGGCCCAACCGGAGCAACAGGACCAACAGGATCCAGCGGTCCATCGGGTGCTCAAGGTGCTACAGGTCCAGGCTTTACAGCACAAGGACTATTTGTAATAACTACGGTCTATAATACCGGCGATGTGGTAATGTTCCAAGGTGGTGCTTGGGTCAGTTTGATTGATAGCAATAGTTATAACCCACCGGATACCAGTCCAAGTTATTGGAGTCAGATCGTTGAAAAAGGCGATACCGGTGCCACAGGAGATACCGGACCCACAGGGCCCACAGGCCCTGGTATGCGTTGGGTTCCAACTTGGGGATATCCAGTTTATTATGCTGTAGGTGATACCTTATACGATCTAAATGGTTCTTATACCTGTATATTAGCCTATACCAGTTCCGGATCCGATAGTGCTCCAAGAGCAGATACCACACATTGGGCATTGTTAGTTGAAGATGGTGCCACCGGACCAACAGGTGCCACCGGACCAACAGGAGCAAGTGGAGCAAGTGGTGCTTCTGGTGCTTCTGGTGCTTCGGGATTACCTGGCGTAACTATAAAAGGTAGCGTGATCGATAACGATGCTCTACCATCTTCGGGCAATACTATCAATGACGCATATATCGTTGATGGCGATGGAAATCTATGGATATGGAATGGCACAGATTGGTATGATGGCGGACAAATCGTTGGACCAACAGGCCCTACAGGCCCTACAGGAGCCAGCGGTGCTTCGGGCGCTACAGGGGTTACAGGGGCTACAGGTCCAACAGGTCCAACAGGAGCCAGCGGTGCTTCTGGTGCTTCGGGCGCCACAGGCCCACAAGGTGTAAGTTCTAACATATATGAATATCAGGCCAAGACAGGCACAACCAGTGGTTATCCCGGCGATGGATATCTAATATGGGACAATGCTACGCAGACTTCTGCTACAAATATCATTGTCAGCCATTTAACCGATGCTGGACTTGATGTTGATATCTATTTGGCCTTGTTGAATAACACACAGCGATTTGTTATACAAGATGCCAACGATAGTGCCAACTATCAAATCTGGCAAATCAATGGCATACCAACAAGAACCAATGGTGCCAGTGCCTATTGGACCATTCCTGTCACGTTGATAAGCAGTGCTGGCACAGGTAGCAGCGGATTTGCCAATAATCACGCATTATTCTTAGGTATAACCTCAGGCGTAGTAGGTGCTACAGGTGAAACAGGAGCAACCGGCCCAACAGGAGCCAGCGGCCCAACAGGAATGACCGGAGCCACAGGACCCAGCGGACTTCAAGGTGCGTCGGGCACTACAGGTGCTACAGGCCCAACAGGTCCCAGCGGAACTCAAGGTGCCAGCGGAGCGGCCGGAGCACAAGGTAGCACAGGTCCACAAGGCGGTGTTGGTGCCACAGGAGCCACTGGTGAAATGGGACCAGCAGGTGCCACAGGTGCCACAGGCCCAACCGGAGCAGGTGCTACAGGCGCCACAGGACCATCGGGCCTGACTGGAGCCACGGGCGCTACAGGAGCCACAGGACCCACAGGCGCTGGCACTACAGGTGCTACAGGCCCAACCGGCGTCACTGGAGCCACGGGTGCTACAGGAGCAACAGGCCCAACTGGCATAGGAGCCACAGGAGCAACAGGCGTGACAGGCGCCACAGGTGCTACAGGGCCCGCGGGCGGTGGTAGTTTTACTGGTGGAACGGTTGCCGGTAATGTGTTTATCAGCAACTCTACGGTTAGCACCAGCACAACAACTGGAGCCTTGGTAGTCACCGGTGGCGTAGGTATCGGTGGTAATGTCTTTGTTGGTGGTGCTATAAATCCATTCTGGCAAAATATCTATAGTGGATCTGGCTTACCCGGGGTGATACAAGTCGCATCGGGCACGGTTCAAACTAACTCACAGCAGATCAACTGGGCACCGATATTGGTATTGAGTCCAATAAGCGTAACAAGAGCAGAGTTGAATGTGAGCACAGCCAGCACAACCAGCGGAGCAACGGTAAAACCAATGATTTATAGCGTTCCAGCCGGTCAAGATCCAAGTTCGGCTACCATTACCCAGGCCATCGATTTTGGCTCGGTTGGTGTAACTACAACAGGTAATAAATCTGCTATATTAGGAACACCTATTACCTTACAACCTGGAATGTATTTGATGGGATTGGGCGCCGATGCCAGTGCCAGCCAATGCACCTTGGCAGTGGCATTTGGACAAACTATATTAGGTCGTCCGGGTATGGTTGGATCGGGCAGTGCCTGGACCAGTAATATGTTCTATCAATATTATAAGAGTTGGTTGTTCCCATATACACCGGCATCAACTTATACAGGTTTAACCGAATCTGGCTACGCGGCACAGAACGCCGGTTATCGTTACTGGTTTGCTATTCGTTATACACAAGCATAAGGACATATATGGCTAAACAAATGTATCACAATCAAGAGTTTGTCGATGGGGTCTGCGTCAGCGAAGAATGGATCGAAGTTGATGTGCCAGATCCTGTGGATCCTGCCTTGACCGAGTTTGTCAGCAGTCTAAGCGCCGAACAACAGGCAGCACTTAAACAGGCACTGGGCCTATAAACCAGGTTAGGGAACTCCATCCCCAAGGAGGTAAAAATGGAAGTTGAAGTAGAATCTAATGGCTTGGGAAGACCAAGAAAACCAGTTGATAAAGATTTGATTTACAAGTTGGCATCAATACATTGTAGCAATCCAGAGATCTCAAGTATTGTTGGCATCAGCGTAGATACACTACAGAGAAAATACAGCGACATTATCCAATCAGGCAAAGATTCTGGCAAACAGAAACTACGCCGCAAGATGTGGCAAAGTGCTTTGGCGGGAAATGTCACAATGATGATTTGGTTGTCAAAGAACATACTTGGATATACCGATTCGGTGTTAGTGTCGGAAGAGAAGAAGCCGTTACCTTGGTCGGATGACGATGAAAAGATTGCTGAACCGATAGCAACCCCCGACAACGTAGATGATGGTGATGATGTCACTGGTGTTGTTAGAGAAGATTTAGACCAACTAAAACAAGATTTAGATAAAATCTTATAAGGAACTATTATGCCACTAAAAAAAGGTTACAGCGCAAAGACAATCGGCCGCAACATTTCCTACGAAATGAAAAAGCATCCTAATATGTCAAATAAGCAGGCAGTTGCTATTGCTTTATCTACAGCAAGAGCAGCCGCACCTAAGAAGTTGAAATCCAAGTTCACCAAGAGATGATATGCCAATACATAGAGCAAAAGGACCTCGTGGAGGAAAGGGATGGCAGTATGGAACACACGGAAAAGTCTATCCAACCCGTGCTGGTGCCGTTCGGCAAGCCCAAGCCATCAAAGCCAGCCAAGCGGCCGCCAAGAAGAAAAAGGGATGATGCTGTGAGTAGAGAATCAGAAGACCTGGCCACGCACATCGAAATATGTGCTATTCGCTACCAAGGTATCGAAGCAAAGTTTGAAGCAGTGGATAAAAGATTAGATAGTATGAACGGCACATTAGAAGACATCAAAAAGATGTTGGACCGTAAAAGCAGTTCAACCACCGTGGCTATTATATCTGCCGGTGGTAGTATCATTGTTGCCCTAATCGGCTTTTTGGCCTATCTGCTAACACACATAAAGTAATGGCTCTATCAGTCCCACAAAAGACCATTGCCAATGATCAGCGACGATTTAGAGTTGCTGTCTGCGGGCGTAGATTTGGCAAGACACACTTGGCTTTGAGAGAACTATGTAAGTATGCCAGCCCACCTGATAGATTAGTCTATTATGTGGCTCCTACTTTCCGTATGGCCAAACAGATTCTTTGGAAGCAGTTAAAGAAGAAGTTGATTGCTATGAACTGGGCTCGTAAGATCAACGAAAGTGATTTGAGCATAAGTTTGGTCAATGGAAGTGAGATATGCCTGCGTAGTGCCGACAACTACGATAGTCTGCGTGGTGTGGGATTGGATTTCGTTGTATTAGATGAAGCGGCAGATATGGCGGAAGAAGTCTGGACCGAGACACTTCGTCCAACATTGAGCGATCGTGGTGGCCACGCTATGTTTCTGGGCACACCCAAGGGTATGAACTGGCTCAAAGATTTATATGATATGGCCAAGATCGATCCAGAGAACTGGGCCGCATATCAATATACCACCATAGAAGGTGGTAATGTGCCCGAAGCAGAAATAGCAGCCGCACGCCGGGATTTGGATTCGAGGACTTATCGCCAGGAATATGA